TATAGACCACCGAGCCCTTGGTGATAGGGTGATGGCAATGATCTATGCGGAGTTTGCCAAGTATGCAGAGGATATTTGCATCGGTTTGAACAGAGCATTCAAAGAACACTTTGAAAATGATGAATATGAGATCTCCGAAGAGGAGTTCCACAAGATCATCTGTGATGCACAAAGGCTCCAGTTTTAATAAATTTGTGCAATCAATAGCATAAAGGAGGTGCCTGATGAAGATTGTTGGGTGGACTGAATGGGATGATCCCAGATATAGAGAAATGTTCCCTCTCGGTGGGACTTACAAAGAAGCGGAAGTCAAAGCCGTTAGGTCAGTTATTGCAAAAGAGCTGAGGAACAACGGGTATAAGTTTACTGGCAGCTATCATCAGGACGGCGATTATGGAGTCCCCGTATTCGATAATGGTGAAGTTTTTCAATGTTCGCAAAGAATGTGGGGCGGCATTATGGCTGAAGCATACTCTGATGAGATTGACAATAGCGACAACCTCGGCTATACGGTTTGGGCATGGATTCCTCCCGAGCCGATGGTTATACCGAATATGAAAGTGTGATTTTATGAATGGCTACACCATAAAAAGATGTGGATTGTTGTTTATCTTGATTCCATTTATGATGTGTTTTTTCGTACCATTCACTAACGAAAGCGTGCTAAAAGTCTTGACGGTAATATCCGTTGTGTTTATGTATTCAGGATTGTTCTTTCTTATTTGCGGTGAGGTATATCACCGGAAAACAGATGTTGATTATGCCGTCAAATGTAAGGCAAGAAAAGAAAAGCGGAAACAGATGCGTGCTGAAAACCAACGAAGAAACGAAGAATTGCTGGCAAGAAAAAAAGAAGAGCGAATTAAGTTAAAAATACGCAAAGCCGAAGAAGCTCTCAAGAGAGCGGAGTGGTTAGTAAAAGATAATACACCCGTTAAAGCGTCAGTCGTATCAAGCCAATCTAAGATGAGGACATACGAGGGATTTTTTAGTAATACCACATATACAGTTGGTCAAAAGGTTATTTTTTCTGTTGAGTATGCAAGCGGCAGAAAAGGAATAGAGGCTGTAAATGTTAAAGATGAAAGATTCAAAGAATTGTCTGCTTTGCTTATTTGAGACGCGATATGAAAGGTTGCCTCTATGACTAATCTTGAGAAATTTAAGCAAATGATTACCAACATGACCGTCGAAGAAATTACAGAATATTTTGGCGGTGATAGTTGTGAAAATGCACTTTGCGCTTTCGTTGGGGTATATGGTTTATGCTGCAAAGGATCAGCGCGGTATGTTTCAGATGCCCGAGGTAGAAGCTGCCGAGAGTGTATAGAAACCTTTTTACGATTGGAGTAGAGTATGCAAACAAAGATTTACAGCGTCTTTCCTGCCTGTGGAAAGACTTGGTTATGTGAAAATCAAGAGCAGCTTGGCTTAAAGATTTTGGACTCTGATAGTTCCTATTTCAGTTGGGTTTGGGAATGTCCCGAAAATGACGAACGGGGTATGTACAGTCCCAACGCCAGAAAAACCAAAGAACGAAATCCAAGTTTCCCGCAAAACTATATTGACCACATTAAGTGTAAGCTTGAATCCGGCAAGTATGACTACATCTTTGTGAGCAGTCATGCCTCTGTTAGAGAGGCTCTTGATGCGGCGGGTATTGACTTTACAATCGTATACCCCTCTGCAGATCTCATGGCAGAATGGGTTGGTCGCTGCTTCATCAGAGATAAGAACGGCGAAAGCGGGTGTAACCCTGATGTACTTTTGGAAAACTGGTATCAGTGGTTGGGTGAGTGTGAAATCACCGGATGTACCCACAAAGAGATCAGGCTGAAAGCCGGCGAACATTTAAGCGACTATTTGAAAAGGAAGTGATAGCGATGACAATGCAAGAAGCCCGCATGGGATATGCTTCCTTTATGGGCGAAACTTGCGTCACCGAGTCAATACCAGAACTCGGTGAACTCGAACATAACATCGAAGAGTGCAAGGCGATGTTGGATCATGCTATCTACCGGGCTGACAAAGATGAAATTAGTTTCTGGAGACGGATGCTCCAGACAGCAAAAGTGCAGCGAAGGGAGCTTTTAGCAACCTAACTGTTTTGTGATGGCGAGTGGCGAACAAGTAACACCAAAGCCTTTGCGGATTGCAGATCAATCTAATGGTAGTCAAGCGGTGTCGGGTATGTTGTTTACATACCTTCCATGCACTATTCAGTCAGTTGGTCTGGTGGAAAAGACAGCACAGCGAGCATAATTCTTGCACATTTACACAACGAGCCGGTTGACAGCATCGTGTTCGTTGAGGTTATGTTCGACAAAGCAAATGGAATCAGCGGAGAAAATCCTCAGCACATTGATTTCATCAAAAACAAAGCAATACCGATTTTTGAGTCGTGGGGCTATAGAGTGGATATCGTCCATTCAGACCGCGACTTTTTGTCTGTGTTCAACCGTGTGATCGAAAGACCTACAAAGCACCTTGAACACAAGGGAATGAAATACGGGTTCCCGCCAAACGGGTTATGCTCCGTAAAAAGAGATTGCAAATTGCGTGCCATCAAAGCGTATTACAAAGCCATCAAAGACGAGTGTATCCAGTATGTGGGGATCGCAGTTGATGAACCACGGCGCCTCGCAAGTCTCCACAAGACAAGCAATGTTTCTCTGTTGGAGAAGTACGGGCTTACAGAAGCGGATGCAATGGCGCTGTGTCGGGAGTATGGACTTTTAAGCCCGACATACGAATTTTCACATAGAGGCGGCTGTTGGTTTTGCCCAAACGCCAAACTGGCAGAACACAGGGATATCAGAAACAGGTATCCAGAGGTGTGGAAACAGTATGTAGATCTTGAGTTGGAAGAGGTTGCCTTTAATAAATGGAATACATTTTCAAACCAAACACTCCATGACATAGATAAATTGCTGTCCGAAGAAATGAAGTAGCAGGAGGAAAGCATGAGAAAGATTGAGATACAGGACGGTGTCGATGCCGTCTTTCTTCCCGGCAAAATCCACGGCTGTGATTGGCAGGCATACATAATCTACCAAAATAAACAGGCGAACGATGAAAAAGGCTCATGGGAAATTGAAGTTGTTGACAAAGACCGAATCCTTCAGATTTATAAGGAAGTCAATGGCAACACAGACGAGTTCTTTGAAGCTCTCCCCAACTGTTTTCAGGGTGAGTGGTATTACTGCAACAGCGGTACTGAGGAATATGACTCCTACACAAAAGAATATCCGAACGCAGACTTTATCCTCGGATATCATGGCGGTGTCCACGAGGAAATGATGTTCCTTGTGAATTGGGCAAGCGGTAAGGTGTGTCCTGAATGTGGTTTCCCAATCATGTGCGAATGCGTAATTGGCTCTGACGAGTCACTTTCCGGCTTTACGGAGCGGCTTTATAGCTGCAGAAAGTGCGGCTCTGCCTGGTCAACACAGGAATCAGACGGCAAAGAGACTGAACCGCAGAGATACTTTTTCGGATAAGGAGGTGCCCTATGGGTCAGAGATTAAACATTGAAATCGTAAATGGCGAAACTTCATTGGCAAACTGCTATTACCACTGGTCAGCATATACACATTCTGCTCTCTGTCTGACGAAGAAAGTCATTGAGGCGTATTACGACTCCGAGGCAATCGTTGGTTTGAAGATGGCGATTGATCTTCTGGAGGCAACCGGCGGCGGTGTCAACGAAGCCGAGCGAGAAGAAATCAAGAAGCAGTCAGACAAATTTGGGCATCTCAAATTCAAGGACTGTGTTAACCGTAATGAAGGTTTGCTTGCTGTGACCGAAAGCGGAAAAGAAGAAACCAGAAAATGGGAAGAAGGTCGTGTGACAATCGATCTCGACACAGAAACATTCTGTTTTGATGTTCTGTCTTACGACACCATTGAGGATTACACCGAATACTGTGACGAAAGTTTTACCGAAGACGCTTTTGAGAAACTGCCCGAGTGTCCGTTTGACCTTTGCAAAGTTCCGTTTGATAAGGTGGATGATTTGATCGACTTCGTGGAGAACAATGAATGTGCAAGAGAAGATGAGATGGTTCTCTGCTGGGTTGCATAATGTCAATAAATATAAACAAAACGGCGCTTTTCGTCAATAATAATGAACATTAACAAGGAGGATTTACTTATGGCTATGAACGGTTATGAAGAAGTTGCATCTGTAAAGTTTGTTGAGGGCACCAATACCACCAAGGTGTACCACTTCGCTTTGTACGACAGAGTGGTTGAGGTCGGTGATTACGCACTGGTCAAGTCCAACAACGGATATGGTGCCAGCAACTACGGTGTTGTTAAGGTGGTTGGCATTGAAGCTGCCGCTGAGTATTCTGGCGCTGCTCCTACCGCAGAAATCATCTGTAAGGTTGATCTCTCCGCATACGAAAAGCGCTGTGAGATGCGTGCCAACCGCACCGCCCTGAAAAAGAAGATGGACAAGATGGTTAAGGACAGCCAGGAACTTCTGGTTTACCAGACCATTGCCAATACCAATCCTGAGATGGCAGAGCTGCTTGCGGCTTACCGTGAAACCCTCAGCGCCTAATTCACAAGAAAGCGAGGGTTGTAAGATGGTTACGAGAGAGTTTGTTGCGATTCTCGGTTTTGATGAGGGCGCCGCATCAAGATATGACGAAACCAACGGTCACGAAGAAAGCGCTCCGGGAGATTTTCTGGAGCGTGAATTCGGTTGGCTGGAGCAAAGCGGTATTTCCCTGAGTGAATGGGCTTTGGTCGACGGGGATGTCAAGTGGGAGCGCTACATCAGATACCTTGTGGAGTGGGCGGTTTCCCACAGCAGCGAAGATTATGAGGGTATGACACCTGCAAGCTACGATGAATGGTGTGCGTGTGAAGATGGAGAGGAGTTTTAACCGTGGAGAAGATCAGTGTCCCAACGCCTTTGGGACTTTTGACAGCCTGTATCGGTGGTGATTCCGAGTGTTACCCTGAAATTTTTGTTTACCTTCAGAGAGAAGATGGCGTCGAAATCGACCTTGTTGCAGCAGATGTCGATTTGGAAACAAGAAACGCAAGAGCCTACCTCTACGGAGATACATCTTCAGAGGGCTACACTCGCCACCATGTGTGGAGCGAAAATGAAATCAACATCAAGGCTGATTGATAGATGGGTTGAGCTTTTGTCAACGCATGGCGTTCTTCATCTGGGTACATCTGAATATCTGTTTGATCTTGAGGATCTGCATTTGATTGAAAGCCGCAACTGGTATCCCGATAAAGATGGATATCTTGTATGCGGCTATTACTATTTCGGTCGTTATCAAGTCTCAAGGTTTCACAGAATCGTGATACACGCCAATGCGGGTGAAATCGTCGACCATATCAACAAGAACAGAAAAGATAACCGCAAGCGTAATCTCAGGCGCTGTGCGTTTAATGAAAATGACCGCAACAGAGGTCTTTATTCCACTAACACTTCCGGTGTCACTGGGGTTTTCTTTGACAGGGAGCGTGGAATGTGGCTCGCCAACATTTCGTATAACGGCAGGCGGGTTTATATAGGAAGATACAAACACAAAGAAGATGCTGTCAAAGCGCGGCTTGAAAAAGAGATCGAACTCTTTGGTGAGTATGCGCCACAGAAAGCATTGTATGAAACATACCAAGGAAGGAGGATCGTATGACGATTGAACAAATCAAGGAGATGGTCGCAGGTGAAGAATACGATTTTCTGCGAACCAATCCGCATCTGAAAGATCGCATTATGTTTCTGACGCTGGGCGGAAGTTACGCCTACGGCACAAACATTGAAACATCGGATGTCGATGTCAGAGGTTGTGCGATGAACAGCAAAAGCGATATCCTCGGCCTTTCGAATTTTGAACAGGTCGTACACACGCAGACCGATACCACGATCTACGGGTTTAATAAACTGATTGGTCTTTTGCTTAACTGCAACCCTAACACCATTGAGATGCTCGGCTGCAAGCCAGAGCATTATTTTTACATCTCTGACGCTGGACAGATGATGATTGACAACCGCGATCTCTTCCTTTCTCAGAAAGCAGTTAATTCTTTTGGCGGGTATGCAACGCAGCAACTACGCCGTCTGCAGAATGCTCTGGCAAGAGACAAAATGTGTCAGGCGGATACCGAAGAACATATCCGAAGTGCAATGGAGCGTTCTTTTAAGGCTTTTGCAGACCGCTATTCTGTGATGGATAGCGGTGGCATTACCCTGTTTACAGATGAAAGTTCACGCGATGATTTGGATCGAGAGGTCTTTTGCAACATTCACATCGACAAGTTCCCCGCAAGAGATTTCAGCGTGATGATAAATACGCTTTCCAATGTCATTGGCAACTATGAAAAGTTGAACCATCGAAATCGTAAAAAGGACGATAACCATCTCAACAAGCACGCCATGCACCTGATCCGTCTGTACATGATGTGCCTTGACATTCTGGAAAAGGGTGAGATCAATACCTACCGTTACGGAGATCGGGAGTTTTTGCTGAGTATTCGTAATGGTAAATTCCAGAGAGAAGATGGTTCATATAGGCAGGAATTCTTCGACTTAGTGAATAGCTACGAGAAGCGTTTGAAGTATGCCAAGGAAAACACTGACCTGCCGGCAACACCCAATATGAAGCGTGTTGAAGAGTTCGTGGTGGAAGTAAACAGGAGGGCGATCAATGAGTGATATCCATATTCCTCAGGGCGCCCAAATTATTATCCATACTCTACAGCAGGCAGGATATGACGCATATGTGGTCGGTGGCTGTGTAAGAGACAGTCTGCTTGGCGTCGAGCCTAAGGATTGGGATGTGTGTACATCTGCTTCTCCGTCACAAATTCTATACAGTTTTTGTGACAAGCGTGTTATCGAAACAGGATTGAAGCACGGTACGGTAACCATCGTAATGGACGATGGGCAGTATGAGGTCACTACATTCCGAGTGGATGGCGAATATTCAGATAACCGCCACCCCGATTCGGTAAGGTTCGTAACGAATGTGGTTGAAGATCTGGCACGCAGAGACTTTACCATTAACGCAATGGCATATAACCACAATGGTCTAATTGATCCTTTTGGTGGCAGAGAAGATTTGGAACGCGGCATGATTTCTTGTGTTGGAAATCCAGACGATAGGTTTGGAGAGGACGCACTGCGTATCCTCAGAGCAATGCGATTTGCATCTGTATACGGTTTTTCTATTGCCGAAGAAACAGCAAGATCCATTCACCAAAACAAAGATAGGCTGATGAACATTGCTGCAGAGCGCATCCAGTCAGAACTATGCAAGATGCTGGCCGGCAAGGGTATTCTCAATATCATGCTCGAATATAGCGATGTGATGGCAACGATTATCCCCGAACTTAAGCCTTGCATTGGGTTTGACCAGAACAACAGATTCCATGAGTTTACGATTTACGATCATATTGCTCATGCGGTTGCAAACTACGACGCCACAGATCCGGTGGTAAATGTATCACTTCTGCTTCACGACATTGGTAAACCATGCTGTTATACAGAAGATCACAATGGTGGGCACTTCTACGGTCACGGGGTTTTCAGCCATGACCTTGCAGAAAAAGTCCTAACAAGACTTCGTTTTGATAACAAATCGCGAGACGACATTCTTGAACTGGTGCTGTATCACGATGCAGTTATTGAGCCTACCCCCAAAACAGTTCGCAGATGGCTCAATAAAGTCGGTGAAAAGCAGTTCATGCGGCTACTTGATATTCGCATGGCAGATATTCTGGCTCACAGAAAAGATACGCAAGAGTCTCGCATTGACAGATGTGTCGCTCTTGGCATGATGGCAAGCGAAATCATTGAGCAGAACCAATGTTTTAAGCTGAAGGATCTGGTCATTGACGGGTATGACATTATGAACCTCTGCGATATAAAAGAGGGTAAAGATGTTGGGCGAATTCTAAACGAGGTTCTTGATGCTGTCATCAGTGGTAACCTTGAAAACGAGCGCCCCGCAATCATTAAACATTTGATTATGAAAGGATGGTGCAGCGATGAGCAATAAGAAGGATTCTTTGGGTGACCGTATGAAAGAGAGCTATGAAAATATTTCTCGTAGCTATCTGACACGCAGAATCCCAGTTGTGATCCGCATTGACGGCAAGGCGTTTCACACCTTTACAAAGGGCATGAAAAAGCCTTTTGATTCTATTTTGATGAAAACCATGCAACAGACCATGCAGAGTCTCTGCGCCAATATTCAGGGTTGTGTATTTGGCTACACACAGTCTGACGAAATCACTTTGGTTTTGACGGACTACGCGACCATCACAACCGATGCGTGGTTTGGATATAATCTCCAGAAGATGTGCAGCATCTCAGCATCGCTGGCAACTCTGGCTTTTAACAAGGCGCTCTATCAGAACATTGATGATTATTTTAATCGGGAAGATGTACTGAGTGGTATGTATGGCGAAGATCCTGAGATCAAAAAGGAACTGAACAAATACGCAGAAACTTTGAAGAGGGCGCTGAATAAGGGTGCTCTTTTTGATTCTCGTGCATTCTCAGTCCCCAAGGATGAAGTTTGCAACTGCTTGATTTGGCGACAGCAGGATGCCACCAGGAACAGTATCGAGGCTGTTGGACAAGCATATTTCAGCGCCAATCAGCTTCATAAGAAGACTACAAACATGATTCAGGAGATGCTGTGGCAGGTACATGGTATCAACTGGAACGATTTCCCCGTGGATTGCAAGAGAGGTTCTTGCTGCTATAGGCAAGCTGAGGAAACCAATATGCCTGATCCGAAAAATCCCGGTAAGATCATCGCGGTTTCCAGACGCAAATGGATTATCGACAAGGAGCCTCCGATTTTCACACAAGACCGCGACTATGTTGAGCGGTGGTTGTGAGGAGGAATGGTATGGATGTGTGGAAGGTTATATTCTACTCCATCAGAGCGAAACATCCTAATTGGAGCAACAAAAGAATTATGGTCTGCACAAGATATGCATACCGCAGACGCAACAGAGGTGGACGATGAGAGATCCTAAGCGTATTCGTAAGTTTTGCAATCAGCTCGCCGACATTTGGGAAAGTCAGTGCCCAGATTGGAGATTCGGCCAGTTGATTATGAATGTACTGACAGAAGACCCTTTTTACATTGAAGACGACGAGATGATGGAGATTATCAAAAAGCATTTCCATCTTGACGATAAGCGAGGTGAAGTAAATGGGAGTAGTAAGCATCAGTAAGGGCAACTCTAAGATGGGTGCGATTCAGAGTGTATCGCTCCCGGCTGTAGTGACCTGCAGAGCCTGTGACTGTCAGCAGAAATGTTACGCCAGAAAGCTGGAAAAGATCCGAAGGACAGTAGCACAAGCATATAAAAACAATCTTCAGGTGCTAATTGAGGCACCTGATATTTATTGGCGGGAGGTTGAGGCAACGATCATGTTGTCACGATACTTCCGCTTTCATGTATCCGGCGACATTCCGAATAAGGACTACTTCGATAAAATGGTTGAGGTAGCAATACGCCAGAAACATTGCGACATTCTCTGCTTTACCAAGAAGTTTGAGATCGTAAACGAATACATAGTGGCTCACGGCGAGCTTCCTAAAAATCTGCATATCGTGTTCAGCGGATGGGTTGGTCTTGAAATGATCAACCCTTTTTCTTTACCCGAAGCTCATGTGCGCTATCGCGATGGTTCCACAACTGCCAGAGATGGTGCGGTGGAATGTGCTGGCAACTGTACTGAGTGTGCATCTGTCAGCGGCGGTTGCTGGACTTTGAAGAAAGGTGAACAGGTAGTCTTCAATGAACACTAAAGGAGGGCTTTCAAAATGAGCATGAGTTATTGGATGATTGAGGGCGTTGGTCTCAACGCAGACGATGTGGCGCCGCATATCAACAAAGAAAAGGCTGTGCGGTTTTTTCTTGAACAGCTCCCTGAGGAGTCCGATCTGGCAGATATGATCGCCGCCAATGACTATTCTTCTTTTGACATCGAAGAATATTACTACGGCAACGGTTTTGAAAGTCTTGCCGATGTCCTGTGTCATTGTGACGAGACAGATTCCCTCACCTTTGGTGACGATGGAGACGGCGGTGCATATTTTTACTACCCGCCTTCCATGCCGTGGCACCATACCAGCAACGAACCTCAGAGTGAGCAGGAGGTCATTGACCGTATCATCAAAGCAGTGCAGAAGATTACTGATATGACCGAAGAGGAGATCAAGAAGATTATCAACAATGATCTGTATGTGGTTGGATGCGGCTAAGGAGGTGCCCAGATGTGTAACGATTATATTTTCAAAGAGGTAAAGCCCAAGGATGGTGTGATGAAAGAAATTCATTACGATGTTCTTGGTCGCCGCTGTTATATCATTGCCCTTGAAAAGGGTCAGCGCGGTTTTATCAAGTTTGAGCCGGAATACGATATGGGAAGATTCCATCGTCTTCACACTTCAACGGTTGTTGACTGGTGTGAATCCGAGGGCGGCAAAATTCTTTCCATTGAAACGGCAAATACGACCTATGTTCTGGAGCGCATCAGTTCTCTTCGTGAGTTCTACGGAAAGGGTTTCGGCTTTTCGAGAGATGAAGCGGAACACGATATTATTTCCTATCTCACCAACCAGGATGATACATATTTTGAGGAAAGAGGAACGAGCAAAACTGCAGTTCTGAGCAACGACTGTCTCATTGATAATCTGGCGTCAGAGCATTACAAGTGTGTGATGAGTTTTGGCAATGAAAGAGAATGGTCGTGCAGAGATGCCTGCGATCACGACCCCGGAATCGTAGTGTAAACCTAAAAAAGGAGGTACTCCAATGATCGATGTTGGCAACTATTATTTTGCCTGCGATGAATGTCCGATCAGCGAAGGTGTTGAACACCGTCTTCGTGCCGCCAAAGAGGGTGGCTATGACCCTCAGTTTGAATATTGCGGATGCGATAAGGTTCAGACAGAGTTTTTTATCAGCGGCTGCTGCGAAGATGCGTATGTGGACAAACCCCGTAAAAGGAAAAAGGGTAAGCGCAAAACCGGCATGGAGTACCGTCGCACAATGGCGATCAAACACAGAGATGATCTGATGTGGATCATCAACCACTGCGGATACAATCCTATGGCAGGATATGTCGACTGGGATTGGGTAGACGGTAAGTGGCAGCCGGTTGGAAAGTACATCAAATACCCCAAAAATTCTAATGCTCAGAGGTATTGGAAACGCTACTCCAACAAGATCGTTCGCAGAAGCAAAGAAGTCTATCGTGGAAACCAGTATAGAAAATGTTTTGACTACTGGTGGACGCTGTATTAAACGGAGGTGATAAACGATGGATATGACAAAGGAACAGAACAAGAAACTCATTGAGAGATACCCGTTTCTTTTGCCGCACAATCGGTGGACGGATAAGGTTCCCGAAGATTACGACTATTCCTACACCGAACTCGACGCTATGCCTAATGGTTGGCGCATTGCCTTTGGTGAGCAGATGTGTGAGGAAATCCGACAGGAACTTATCAAGATTGGGTATCTTGATAAGTACCGCATTACTCAGATCAAAGAGAAGTTTGGAACTCTGCGATGGTATGACCACGGTTGTACTGAGAAAATGCTGCGGGAGATTATTCCCAAGTACGAAAATCTTTCCGCTTATACCTGCATTCGCTGCGGTAAGCCTGCCACCCGTATCACCTTAGACTGGATCTGCCCGTTCTGTGATGACTGTG